CAAGTAAGATGGGCTTACCCGTTATGGAGTCACGAATCTTGTAGCTCTCGACGCCATTGCCATAGCTGATGCAGTTGAAGAACGCCGTGTCAACAATCGCCGACTGCGCTGCGGTTTGGTCCTGCACGTTGCCTTCGTGGAAACCATTGGTAATCGGGAACGAATCACTCGACTCGTACCACAGGTCGGGCAGGGTAGGTTGCGGCAGCGTTTCAAAAACAATGCGAGCATTGAATTTCACGACGCTCCACCGCATGGTAACTTTTGCGGTCCTATTCGGAGTTTGAACCACATTGCCGAGAGCCTCAGTGACGTCGCTAAACAAGTCTGTTAAATCGGAACACTCCTTCGTCCCTGACGCTACGGCATAGACGATATCTGGGTTGGCGGGGTCAATACCAAGCCTAATCTTGTTGACGTTCTCGTCTGGCTGGATAGTGGTTAATGCGGTAGCGATGTTGCTACTAAACGCGCTCAGAACATCAATGGTTACGTCGGGGTTGCCACTCCCTCCGGCAGGCGTGGAAGCACTTTCAATAGCTCCGACTACTCCCGTCTGACCGTAAAACCACTCGACTAGGTTTGAGTAGTTGCTGTCGGCCGTCCACGTTCTAGTGAACGAAATGTTCCGGCTTTCGCAAGCCCCGCCGCCAGCCCCAGTGCCGGGACGGGTGAATGACATGTCGAGAGATATCTGAGTGCCGGACGGGATTTCGCCCACACCGGGCATGGCATAGCCCAAAACCGGATATTCCCCTTGTCCCTGATAGGTTTGATTGTCGACACTCGAGCTGGCTTCCCTTTCTGGAAAAAGAAAGATTTTGTCCTCAGCGTTCGTGATGTCAAACGATTTCTTGACCTTGATGTAGACGCCGGCAACAGCAGGATAGGGCTCGGCTTCGTCGATTTCCCCAACAGCCAGCGCCTTCTTTTCCAAAACCGTAATGTACCTGCATTGCTGGATGGGGCCGGCCTCATCAGATTTCAGGATAAGGCGGTCTCCCTCCTGTACTTTCGCTGCGTTTTCTCCCTGCAACAGGAAGTAAGCATGGTCTGTAGTGTCGAAGAAGAGGCCAGAGTATATGGTCTCGTAGCCCGCTTCGTCTTGTTTGATGACGAACTTGTACCTGTCAGCCCAGTATGGCGCCCGCTGTTGAACAGGGATTGTCGCACGAATTCTATTCGCAAAGCTTGAGTTGATACAGGATATATCAACCTTGTTTTCTTCGCTTACCAAGACGGTACTGGAGCGGCCGTACTCGTCCATGTACACCATACCAAGCTCATAGCCCCTATTGCTATGCAGGCTCTTGTTGTATTCAGGGCTGACGTACTTGGCGGAAGCACTACTAAAGGCCGTAATCAACCAGTGGCTAGAGTTGTACTGAGCCACCGGAAATGCCAAAACAACACTGACGTTGTTGTAAGAAACGATTTGTATCGGCTCGTCGGCAACATCGACGCCGGTGGCGTTGAGGGTCATCCCCTGCGTGGGGTAGGTCGCGTTCCACTTATTGGTCCAGATAGAGGGGTCGGCGTCACCATAGAGAGTGGGGTCCGTCTCAATGTTAGACGATGTACCGATGGTGTTTTGAAAGCTGCTGTGCTCCACCATCTCTTCTACACTCGCAAAGCTCTGCGGTAGCGTATAGCCAAACGTGATGGTCGTCAGTGGATACGACTCGTTCGGGGCGCCCGCAGGAGGAGTCCAAATACTTGTGGGGCTCGTCTGAACAGTGAGCGAAATTGTGTCGCCCTGAGTCAGAGCGAGGTTGTCAATGGCTCCGAAATTCAAGTTCACCACAAGACCCACGGTAGGGTTGGTAGTGGGGAATTGATATGTCTGAGAACTTACAGTTACCGGCAGTGGCCTCGACCCCGCTTCGTTCGGGATGTGAGCGGTATCGTAGTCTATGTTGACGGGGGAACCATCGGAATCTACGAGGTCGTAGCCCTCCAAGTAATTACCATAGACAAGGCGGTTGCCCATGACCGTCTGCGCCTTGGCCAGTCGGGGTACGTTGTCATACAGGCGCAGAATCTCACTCTCAGGGAGGATGGTGTAGATTTTCCTGTTGTCGAACGTGTACGTTTCCGTGGTATCGTTAGCAATGCCGTCGGCTGCCTTGTCCACCTTTTGAATGACCCGGATGACGTTATCATCCATCTCCTTGAACAGGAGGTCGTAACCAACTACGAGGGGACCGCCGGTATTGACCGTAACCTCACAAGCGTTCGTGGCGTTGACCATGCCCTCGTTGAGGAAGGCATCTTCGGTGAAGTTGAACGGCTTGCTGAAATACGACGGCTCACTGAACTGTGAAGTAGCCGAGTACTCGCCGTTTTCGTAGCGGTACCTGTACGCAAAACAGATGATGCGCTCCTCCATATAGTTGTCAGGAGACGGCGCATTCGGAGCGTTGTTGAATGGCAGTATTGCGGGAGACTCAAGCGGGGGGCGCTTGATAACCAGCAGGTCCTCGTACAGCAGCGCGTCGTCGACATTGAGTGTCGGCTGCGCGTAACCCTTGAGCACATTGATTTTGCGCGGCGGGTTTGTATCGTCAGTAAAGAACAGGAGGTCGTCGACCAAGTCGACGCCAGTAACCAAGTACTGAGGGTCGAAGTTCAGGGAGGTGTCCGTCCCGCCACCGTCATCGATAGACACCACGTGATACGTGAGGATGGAATCGGTAGCGTCGAACGAAACGATGAGGTCCAGCTTACCAGTAGCGCCCTCCGTGAACGCCGGGTCGTGGACGAACCAATAGATGGTCTCGTTGGCTCCGTCAGCATAGGAACCGAGGCACGTGGCTTGGTCGCTCAACGCCGTGCCCGTAGGTGGGTACACCAGCGTCGTGAGGCGCTCGTTGCCCTTGGTGTTCTCTACGGCGCCAATCTCGGAGTCCTCGGTGGAACCCATGCGGATGTTGCGGGCGTCGATATACTCTCCGTTGGGAACAAGGCGCTCGTCAACGCTCTTGTTCATCCGGCCCTTGATGAAGTTCCTTACCAGATTTGCCATTACTTAATCCACTTGCCGCGACCGCGTAGGTTCATAAGCAACCGTCCCGGGTGGATGTTGCTGATGCGAATCTTGGCGTTACGCAACAAGGCGTTCTTCTTCTTCCGAGCGCGGTTCACGATGTACTCCTGCACGCCCAGCTTGGCGTCGAGGATAGCGTAGTTGATGTACGCGTAGACGTACTCTTCGAAAAGCTTGTTGACCGTAATGGCCGTATTGTCGCCAGCCTCCATGCCGTCGCTGACGTACTCGAGGATGACCAGCTCGTCGGCCATGCCACTGCTGAAGTTGATGACGCCACCCTTGCGGTCGATACTGAACGTCGGGTTCGCGTTGGCGGTCTCGGTATTCAGTCCGTACCGAGCGCCGATGTTGTAGTCGAAGTACCAATCCCCATCGTACTCGTATCCGAGCTGTCCGTCGAACTCACTGTTGTCGTTGAGGTAGATGCTCTTCTTGGTTCCCGAAATCCGGTCGAAGTCGATGGTCGAGTTCTGCGGGCGCAGGATATTGCCACTCTCGTCGAAGAGGATGCGGCACTCGTTGTCTTGCAGGTACGCGTTGCTGAAGTTGGTCTGGATGTTCTCCGTCATCGGGCGGAGCAGGCCGTCCTTGTACAGGCTGATGCGAACCCAGTTGACGTAGTCGGGAGGCAGCACGAAGCGGAGCTGGTCGCAGACGTTGAGCTCGAGGACCTTGACCTCCTTGAACGCATCGTAGTTGAGCTCTTGGATAGCACGCTTGGCGTGGAACAAGACCTTGTACCGCTCCTCGTTGTTGACCAAGGAGTGGTTGCCCATGTACATGAGCTGGTAGTTGGTTACGATGTCCTGTAGCGTAACGTACTGATAGCTGCCCCAATTGGCATCCTCAGGCGTTGCACCGCTGTTCTCGTAATACGCGTAGTCGTTGGCTAGATATGGCATCAGTTCTGGGCTTCCTCGGCGTTAGCGTACTGGTACACGTCACCCTCGCGGATGCTCATGCCAGCCATCTGCAAGATGCGGTACACGAGGCGGGTCTCGTCTTCGATGGGTAGCTCGAAGTCTTGGTAGTCCGTGGCACTCTGGTTGAATACGGGCTCGCCACCGGCCAGCGTAGCGTAAGTCCACTGCGGGTCTCGCGGGTAACGGATGTACTGGCACGTAACGTCGAGGGGGCCGTAGGTTTCAGCGGGGTACAGAGTCAAAATCTGAGCGCCGCCAGTACCGGTGTCGAGGGTGTACGCAGGGTACTGCGGTGAAGGCGCCGTCAACAGGCTGCTGTTGAGAAGCGTAATCTTGCTGTGGTGGACGGGCTCGGCCTCGACGAGATTCAACAAGACCTTGTTCAGAAGGTAGTAGTCGTCGCCAGTCGTGGTTTGGCTCGGCGCAAAAAACGTGTTGGTGTTGACGCCATCTTGAGTCAAGTTCCTGCTGACGGAGAAGACGTCGATGGCTTCGCGGATGCCCTTATTCATATCCGCGTAGTCGGTGCCGGACATGCGGGCGTTCTCGGCGTTGATGACTTGGTTGAGCTCCTTGAAGTAGCCGTTGAAGATTTCGAGCTGCGCCTGCTTGGCGAACAGGTTGAAGTCCGAAGGGGAGATGTACCCGTAGTTGTTCTTGTTGAGAATCGACAGTACGGTTTGACGGACCGAGTTAATCATCCTCTAAAGATAACGGGAAACAAAAAAGCCACCCGAAGGTGGCTCTTTTTCTTGCTCTGAAGATTAGAAGAAATACTCTCCAAGGCGGGGAGTTCCAACGTACCAATCCGTTTCGGGGTAGGCGGCGTCCAAGACTCGAGCAAAGTCTGCGACCTGCTTGTCAATCTTGGCGTAAAGCTGCTCTTCCGTCTGATTAGAGTTCGAAGCCGCGTAGGAGTCCCAGTACTCAAGCCAACCGATGTCGGTAGTATTGCTAGCACTTGAAAAGTCAAACCACGTATCATACCAGTAATCAGTTCCGCCCCAGAAAGCAACGGAGACAAGAGAATCCGTGGTAGCCCCAGAATAAGCGCCGTCCCACAGCATGGGCATATAGTCATTGGCATAGGAAAAAGGAAGTGGGCGGTCCAAGGTCAATGTGTGACCGTCACGACCAACAATCTTTGCCGGGTGTGTACAGGCGGTAAAGATTGCGTCGCCGGGGTACCAGCAGTTCACCTCAATATAGGGGCTCGGGTCAAGAATCTGCTTGTCGTCGAGGACCAGTGTAAACGCCTCGGCAGGGTCGGTCCATTGAATGAAGTAAGACTCCATAAACTTCCCTCCGTTGTAGCCGCTCAGGTCTCCATCAAAGACAACCTCGGTAGCGGTGACGCTAACTACAGTCGCCCATCGCTCATTAAAAACGGCATTAATCACCAGACCACCAACATTAAAAAGGGTGGTGAAGTCCTTGACCCCACTGCCTCCGGCAGTCATCGTAAACGTACTCGGGTCCCAGTCAACGCCGCTGGCGCCACCAAGGTCATTCAGCGTGGTTGCAGAAGCTGGGTTTGTGTACAGGTCGGAACCCATCCTCGTAGGGAAAAACTTGAGCTTTATATACGTCTTCTTTTTTACGCCCATTTTGCGATGTTTTCGATGGTGACAGGAGGAGTAGAGGTGACGGTCAAAATAGAAGGGCCGTCGGTCATCTGAAGAGCCTTTTCGATTTCACCTCGAAGCCAGTTGGCCCCTTCATAGTCAACTTGAGCAGCAGAAAACTTTACCTTCGTGTGTGCCCACGCAGGCCATTCGGTGTCGCCACGTTGATTTTCGACGGTCGGGACATTGTAGTACACAATGCACTCGTCAGAGTCAGCGGACCGGCAATCGACCATAATTACGTCTTGAACGCGGAGAAGGGCAACCGGAGGCACGTTTGAAGTAGCAAAATCAAACGGAGCCATAGTCCCTTCTCGGGAGTCGAACTTTAGATACTGTACCATGATTTCTTACGGGGTAGCTGGGGCTTGGCGGGTTGAAGACAGCCCTGCAATACCGCTTGCGGGAGACCCGTCCGCGTCAATAAACATTACCTGAGATGTTTGAGCCTCCATTTTGTCAAGGGCTTTGGCCCACCAGCTCTGAGGAGAGGCCGAAACATCCACGTCGGAGTCGGAAGATGTCGGGATTGCAAACACGTTGCCGAGGGCGATGCCAGTGCCGATGGCACCCGCGACGTCGGTCGATGGGCCTCCCATAATGCATGAGGCCGAACCGACAGCGCCGCCGATGTTGTTGTAGTTCGTAGCAACAGTTCGGTTAACCACATCGGTGTTTAGCCACTGTGTGTATGGGCTGCCGTCGGTAGGTGTGACGGTGAAGCGAATGTACTTTGCCATGGCCTAAAGATAGTTACTCAGAAATAAGCGCCTCGAGGGCTCGGAGGTGTTCAAGCCCCTCGTCGCTAAGTAGATAGGAAATCGCAACAGCGAGATAGTCTTTACCATGCGGTACCGTCACCAACTTCTTTTTGTTGGTAGGTCCGTTGTACCAAATCTCAGTCTTGTTGCGGCGGAAGGAAAGGTGACCGTCGTCGAAGAACCGCTGCACCTGCCCCTGCAACTTCACGTCGGGGTCGTTGACCAAGTCCAAGAACTGGCCCGGGTCGCGGCGTACGGCCACCAGCATATCGCGGCGAAGCTCAGCCGTGGTGTACTTAGTCGGGTCTACGCCAAGAAGGATGCGAGCCATAGACTCAAGCTGGTCCAGCGTCAAAGCCTTGCACTCGATGAGCGCATCGACCTCAAGGTTCAACTGTTCCACCTCAGCCTCAGCGTCACGCTCGGCATTGACTTCCTCGTACTTAACACCGTTCATGGGGTGGCACTCAAGGAACTGCTGGAGGACAGGGTTGGTGCGAGGCACTCGGAGCATACCGTCTTCAAACACGATGGGCTCAACGATGGCGTTGCCGTCCTGCTCGTCCTCGAAAGGACTCTTCTGGTTGCGGGCGTAACGGAGAACACGGTTCTCGCTCTTCTCTTCGTCCCAGTACAGGAGCGGCTTGTTCCGGCTGCCACGGCCGGGAATCATAAAGGCTAGGGGCGCGACTTCGCGCTTCAGGCGGTAGGTCTTGTCTACTTGCATTTCTATTTTAATTAAAGAGGGTGGATAGGGGGACCACCCTTTGTGGCCCCCATATCCGATTCAGAATCAGTCCGTGAACAGGAAGAAGTTGTTGGCACCCATGGTGCAAACAGCCCGCTCGGAGAGGAAGTGGACTTCCATCGCGTCGAGGTCGCTGTTCATAGCGCCTCCAGCGGAACCGGTAATCCACGTCTTGTACCGACGGTCCTCGGTCTCGCTAGCGCGGTAGCGGACGTGGAGGAACGGACGCTTGGCGTTCTTGCCGAGCACTTGGTCGTAAACCGTGGTGCTACCAGCCGGTACCAGCATACCATTGATGCCGCCAGAGCTCAGGTCACCACGCATCGTCGGGTCGTTCAGGTACTTCCAGTCAGACTTGTAGAAGTCGTAACCGCGACGGAAGCCCGTGAAGCCAAGGTTGAGAGCCATCTGCTCGTCGTTGTCGAAGAGACCGTAGCTCGTACCGCCGGCACCGTAGCTGTTCTGTGCAGCCCGCACGTCGTCGATGTCGAAGCTCATCTCACGATTCACGAAGAGGACGTTCTCCTCAATCGCACCCTGCTTGTCCAGACGTCCGATGATGGAGTCGAAGTCGGCGAGGGTGGACGGGATACCTCCGGACCACACGTTACCACGGTTTTCGATGACGTAGAAGATGCCCTCGGTACCCTTGGCGGTGTTTGCGTTAGCGACGTTGTCCATCGGGACAGCTTCGAGCATGGAGGTCTCGAGGTAGTCGTCGAAGCGGAGACGGGTCTCGTGCTCGGACTTCAGGTACCAGAGGTATCCGGTAGCACCGTTCTCGGTCGTGACCTCAATCCATCCAATCTGGGCCATGTCACTGCCGTTGACAGCGTACTTGTCCTTCAGGATGATGGGGCTCGTCTCGAAGATTTCGTCGTCAGCCTCGAGGGAGCCGTCCATACCGAAGGTGCCCTTGGCGAACTCGGAACCGTAAACGAAGATGGTGACGTCAGAGCTACCAAGACCGGTACCAGCAGTAACCAGACCGTTAGTCTCGTAGAAGGCGACGTCGATTTGGTTGTCAGCTCCGAGACCGTCAGCGGTGCCAACAGCGGTAATGATACCCTTATTGCTTCCGCTTCCGTCGTTCTGGTCGACGAGCACCGTTTGTCCCTTGCGGAGAGCAATCGTGCCCGTACCTCCAGTAGTAACCTTCCCGGCGGGAACGAGGGGGTCGTTGACTTGGAAGACGGCCGTATCGGCGTTCACCAATGCAGCAGTACCGACTTGTTGGTACTTGGTGTGGAGACGTCCCTGCTCTGCCCACTTGATGAGGTCAGAGTTGGACGGCATCTCGGCACCAACCATCCGGAGGAAGGACGCCACGGTACGATTGCCGTAACGCTCGAACTCCTTCTCGTAAGTATCGGGGAGATACTGGTTGAGGAAGTCAAAGTTGGTGATGTAGTTCGTGCTAAGAGCAACTTGCTCTGCACTGGGTTGCAAATCGAACCCGGGGCCTGTAATAGAACCTGCCATGTTTTCTGTTTTCTAAGAGTTAGGTGGTGCGCCGCGTCTTAATCTTCAAGCCTCGGCCCGAATCTTGATTGACGGCACGGATTTTCAATCCTCCCTTCGTCGTGGTTTGCGGTGCCGCACGCTCAGACATGTTGATGTTTTTGGTCTTGCGCATGACATCATCCACGGCATTAGCCTGCCCCTGCTCGTAGAAGAACCGGGCAAACTTCTCGGGATTCATGGCGACAGCCAAAGACTTATGGTATCCCGCAGCGTCCTTGACGAGGCCCTTGTCATCCAGATACTTGTTCAACCAAGCCTCCGGAGTCTGTTGGAGCTTCTTCAATTCAGTGCGGTCACCGGGAGTGTACACGTAGGATTTGTCGTCGATACTGAACTCAAAACCTTTGAATCCATCGGAGAAGACCTCATTCGTCTTCTCGTCAAACCACTCTTTCCTGCGCTTCTGTTCCTCTTGGTACGTCTTCGCCTGCTCAACGTATTGCTTGTACGCTTGGTACTCCTCGGAGTCTTCCAGAGACCCGGCACCCCTTGACTCAAGAGGGGCCTGATACTTCTCCTTCTGCTCTTCGAAGTATTTCTTCGCCTTAGCAATCGCTTTCTTTTTGGCCAGCTTGGCCTTCTTGATGTCGGCCTCGTCATCGAGGTCGGCATCGTATGCGTATTCCTCCATCATCATCTCCACGTCCTCGGCATCGAGACCGTCTTCAGTGATGAGGAGGTATTCCTTCAGTAGGCTATCGCCGTCAGCCTCGTCGAGGTTGCGGTTCACCTTGATAAAGTCTTCGAGCCCACGGCCCGTCTCTTGCTTGTACTTGTAGTACGCCGCCACGTCCTCGGGCAGCTCCGGCGCAGTCTCCCGCACCTCGTTGAGTTCGTCGAGAGAGGTAATCTCCCGACCGTAACGCTCGCTCAAAAACGAACGCACGTCGTCCTCGGAAAGCCCAGCGGGTTCTTCGGCCGGCTCCTCCGCAACAGGCTGCTCGTCAGCTTGTTGCTCTGCCTCATGCTTCTCAATGAGCTCCT